CCAGAACAAAAAGAAAAGCTAAACAATATAGTATTAACACTTTATGCAGTTAAAGAAAACAAAAGTCAAACATACACACACAAAGATACTCTTACTGTGACATATGCAGGCGAGATTGAGCACACTTACGAAGTCGACAGAGAGAAACACCTTGAATCAATGATTGAGTGGGCAATTGACCAAATCGAACAGCACTTTGATTTAGACGAAGAAGAATAACACACAATTGAACAAACAACTTAATAGGAGGAATTACAAATGAACGCACTATACAAAACAACCCTCCTCACCACAATGGCAGTTGTGACGTGGAAGGTTTGGAAGATTGAACGAAATACGAGAAAGCCTGTAATCAATCGGAATGATTTTAGTAAAGAGTCTACAGCAGAAACGATTGAGCGACACAGTGATCCTGATTCAGGAATAAAACTACTTAAGGCATTTTCCGACTTCACTAAACAAGCTGAAAAGCAAAAACCTACACTAGGAGAAGTTTATAGACGGAACAAACCTGAATTACCAACCGTTACTTTAGACGAAAACGGACTGTTTATAAATGATTTTAGGGTGCCTTATGTACTTGAGGAAGGGGTTAACGTAAAGAAATCTATGAACAACCTATATAAGGTCAGTTTGGACTTTTTCGCTAAAAGTATTATTGCAGATAATTACGAAGCAGATAACCCAGAGAATCAACAGTTATTTTAAAGGAGGAAAAGATATGATGAAAAATAGTTTGCAAGCTAAAGAACTTGCGGTAATTTTATCTGTTTCAAAATCCAAAGCAGGACAAATAATAAGAGAACTGAATAAAGAGCTTGAAGACGAAGGGTACATTGCGATACGAGGCAGAATACCAGTCCAATTAGCTAGGAAAAAATTCCCTTATCACGACTTATCAGACGAGAGAATAATGGAGGAGTTGAAAAAAGAAAATGAGTAACATTTATAAAAGCTATCTATTAGCAGTATTATGCTTCACAGTCTTAGCAATTGTACTCATGCCGTTTCTATACTTCACTACAGCGTGGTCAATTGCAGGATTCGCAAGTATAGGGACATTCATATTTTATAAAGAATACTTTTATGGGGTGGATGATTAAATGACTTGGTTTGAAGAATACGTTAAACCTAGTGTGGAATGGGAAAGAAAGGCAGAACAAGCTGTTTTAAGTGATGATGAAGTTAAAACGATCACTGAATATAGAAAGAAGTACAACAACCCGCATATTTACATGTCGGCTCAGAACAGAAATTATCTTGTTGAATATTTAGATAGACATACTGGAGACATAGTATTACACAATTTAAAACTTAAGAAATCATCCAGAAGAAGAGTGCATCAATATTTAATGGTCGGCCAAATAGTAGTGCCGGGCGAACCAAAAGGCACAATTTATGAAGCATCTCTGATAATAAGATAAAAAAACTGCTACTTGCGCCAACAAGTAACAGAGACAAACAATTAGCAAAATTAATTCACGTTCAATATAAAACGAAAAACGGAGGAAGTCAAGATGTATTACGAAATAGGCGATGTATGTCAGAAGGTAATTAATGTAGACGGATTTGATTTTAAATTAGCAGTTAAGAAGAAGGACCACAGCATTCTGGTGAATATCTTAGATTTAGAAGATAAGTTTATCGACGGCATAAACATAACTAATGAGAACGATCTATACACAGCATTAGACATATTAAATCAATCTATTTACGAATGGATTGAAGAAAACGCAGATGATTATGACAGACTAATTAACTTAGTCATGAAATGGTAGGAGGCATGAAAAGTGAATGAATTACAAGAGAGAGAACTAGAAACATTTGAACAAGACGACCGATTCAAAGTAACAGACTTAGACAGTGCTAACTGGGTCTTTAAGAAACTAGATGCAATCACAACTAAAGAGAATGAAATCAACGAGTTAGCAAATAAAGAAATTGAACGCATAAACGAATGGAAAGATAAAGAAGTAGAAAAATTACAGAGTGGCAAAGAATATTTACAAAGCCTTGTAATTGAATATTTCAGAATACAAAAAGAACAAGATAGCAAATTCAAGTTGAATACACCTTACGGAAAAGTGACAGCCAGAAAAGGTTCAAAAGTCATTCAAGTTAGCAATGAGCAAGAAGTTATTAAACAACTTGAGCAACGAGGTTTTGACAACTATGTAAAGGTAACTAAAAAACTTAGCCAATCAGACATTAAGAAAGATTTCAATGTAACTGAAAACGGCACTTTAATTGACGCAAACGGCGAAGTTTTAGAGGGTGCTAGCATTGTTGAGAAACCAACGTCATACACGGTAAAGGTGGGAGAATAGATGGCCGAACAACTTAATTTGTACCAAAAAATAGCAGATGTTAAAGCGAATATTGCGGGCTTCACAAAAGATACTAAGGGTTATAACTTCTCGTATGTTTCAGGATCTCAAATATTACACAGAATAAGAGAAAAGATGATTGAACATAATTTATTGTTAGTCCCCAATACGTCAAATGAAAATTGGACGACACATACTTTTAAAAACAAAAAAGGTCAAGAAGTGACAGAATTCATAGTTGAAATGGATTTGAATTATACATGGATTAATGCTGATAAACCAGAAGAACAGTATGAAGTAAGTTATCACGCTTACGGTCAACAAAATGATATTTCACAAGCACATGGCACAGCGTTAACTTATGCTGAACGCTATTTCTTAATGAAGTTCTTTAACATTCCAACTGATGAAGATGACGCAGACGCAAAACAAAAACAAGATAAATATTCAACAGTAAGTCAAGAATTTAAAGACATACTAACTAAAGAAGTTAATGATTTTATAGCCATAGCTAAAGAAAGTGGATTCGCGGAAAAATACCAGGAACAAATTAACAAATTAGAAAAAATGAACGTCGAAGCACTGAATAAAAACCAAATCAATGTAACCAGACAACAGATAAAAAAATGGCTTGGAGGAATTGAACAATGAATACAGTAAATTTAATTGGGAACCTAGTGGCAGATCCAGAGTTAAAAGGTCAAAACAACAACGTAGTTAACTTTGTAATCGCAGTACAGAGACCATTCAAAAACAAACAAACTAACGAATATGAAACAGACTTCATTCGTTGTGTTGCATTTGGTAAGACTGCTGAAATCATCGCTAATAACTTTAATAAAGGTAATAAAATTGGCGTTACTGGTTCAATACAAACCGGTAGTTATGAAAATAATCAAGGACAGAAAGTGTTTACTACAGACATCGCAGTCAACAATATAACTTTCGTTGAACGTAAAAACAACGGTCAATCTAACAACCAACAACAGCATAATTCATATAACGCACCACAGAATAGACAGCAATCAAATAATCCATTTACTAATGCTAATGGTCCTATAGAAATCTCTGACGATGATTTACCTTTCTAGGACGTGATTAAATGGCTCAAATCAAAAACTATATCACTCAAGATGACGGCACAACAACAGTCGTTATCGAGGGTGCCGAGCTAGGAGACAAAGAAACATTATTACTTGATAACGGCTACGAAGTCGAATGTGATTTGCGAATCGAAGACCCATTCAAAATAACAGACAAGCAACGAAGAAAAATATTTGCGCTCTGTAACGACATAGAGAGCCACACAGGCCAACCACGTGACTATATGAGGTATTTGTTCCAAGAATATGTAACGGTTCTGTATGACTATGACAAGAGTATTTCGTTAAGTGACTGTACACGGATGCAAGCGAATCAAATTATCGAGGTAACACTCGATTGGATATTTCACAACGACATACCGCTTAGTTATAAAACAAGCGACTTGCTGAAACAAGATAAATCATTCTTATACTGGTCAACTGTTAACCGCAACTGTGTAATATGCGGAAAGCCTCAAGCTGACCTAGCACATTATGAAACAGTCGGCAGAGGCATGAACAGAAACAAGATGAATCACTATGACAAACATGTATTAGCGCTATGTCGCGAACATCACAACGAGCAACATGCGATTGGCGTTAAGTCGTTTGATGATAAATATCACTTGCATGACTCGTGGATAAAAGTTGATGAGAGGCTCAATAAAATGTTGAAAGGAGAGAAAAAGGAATGAAT